TCACCCCCACCCACTAGTGAAAAGAATCGCCCGAGCCAGAGAAATAAATAAGGCCCATACCACATTTATAGATACCATAATAAAACATAATCATAAAGGACGAATTCATGCTGAAATAAATCAGCTAAGATCAGATAATGGTGGAACAGTAACTGGAAGATTCAGTTATTCCAATCCAAATTTACAGCAGATACCAGCACGAAACAAGGAACTTGGACCACGGATTAGGTCATTATTTATACCCGAGGAAGGCCATACATGGGGTGTATTTGACTATTCTCAACAAGAACCTAGGTTGGTAGTGCATTATGCAGCTTTACAGAATCTCTATGGCGTGGACGAAGTATTGGAAGCGTATCGCGATGGTGATGCCGACTTCCATACTATTGTGGCAGACATGGCTGAGATCCCTCGTGAACAAGCTAAGACTATAAATCTTGGTTTGTTTTACGGGATGGGAAAAAATAAATTACAAGCAGAACTAGGAGTATCTAAAGAAAAAGCTGAAGAATTATTTAAACAATATCATAACAAAGTTCCATTTGTAAAAAGATTGATGGACAATGTTATGAATCGAGGACAAGAGCGAGGTCAAATCCGTACATTGCTAGGACGACTGTGTCGTTTCCACCTATGGGAACCTACACAATTTGGGATTCATAAACCATTACCACATGATGCAGCGCTCACGGAACACGGACCAGGGATTAAACGTGCATACACTTACAAGGCACTAAATAGATTAATACAAGGATCAGCTGCTGACATGACTAAGAAGGCAATGATAGAATTATATAAAGAAGGAATTACTCCACACATACAAGTTCATGATGAACTTGATATATCAGTAAGTAATAATGCAAGTAAAATAAAAGAAATAATGGAGAACGCAGTTTCCCTTGAAGTTCCTAACAAAGTAGACTATGAATCTGGTCCCAATTGGGGTAATATAAAATAGAGGAGGACATATGGATAAAATAAAAATTCATGTTCAAAAACTATGGTTAGACCATAATGTTACAGTTATTGCTGTAATTGTGGGAATAGTTGTTGGCGCAATTATATTCTAATGATAAGTCATGGCTTATCTAAATGCAAATATACCTGTGACGTACGCACAGATCAGAAGAGAATATCTTTATGATCTTAAAAAACATCATGGCGAAGTTGAAGACTGCATTGTATTTGGGCTTTCGTCCATCACTGGTCGTCCGTTACTTTTTCATGCAATTATGGAAAATGGTGCGATCTTTTATAGGTTACCTATTTCGGCCTTTATTCAACGTGGTTTTCAACCGGAAACTGTTCCACATCAAAGACTTGATGAACTTCAACTCTGGAATTGCTTTAGTTATTATCCTGCTGTTAATAGCTATGATATTTTAGACGGTCAATCCGGTAAATACATAGGTAAAGATAAAAAATGGTACCACGGTGCTTACTTATTTACTGTTGATTTTGCCCACCCAGATAGTAATATACTAGATACTGATCATTCAGAAATTCCGCACGAACATAAGTGCGCACACATACTTGCGTTGGAAAACGGCAATTATGCAGCTCAACCTAACAACAGACTAATATGGGACATCCCATCTTTTACAGTTAAAGACGAAGTTCCAGATTGGAAAGTGCAAACATCCGAGTGGAATGTAGAGGACACGAGGAAGTGGAGAACAGAAGACACTGATAATTTCTTCTACGAGATTGAAGAAAAGAAAAATGAGTAAGTGTAAAAATTGTCACTGTGATTGTCATTGTAGCGGAGATCTCCATGCAGATGATTATGGTGTATGCACTTGCGATAATTGTAAATGCGGAAAAAGAACTTACAAATATCAAAAGGATCATGCAACAGACATGTCTTTTGAAAACGAAGTAAAATATGATTGAAAAATTAATGACAATGTTGGTAGGAATTTTACTAGCTTTAGCTGGCTGGAGTCTTTCTAGAACTTTTGAACTGTCAACTATTCAAGCAGTGCATGAAGATAAAGTACAAAACCTTGAAAGAACAGTAGAAAAGTTAGAAGATAAAATGGATAAGATGATGGACTCAGATGAAGACATTATGAAACAACACGAATTATTATTTAAAAAATTAGAACAAGGCAACACGGGGTATAGTTATAACTAATGAGTAAACCATTAAAAATTTCTGAAGAAGCAGCCGTGCAAATGCCGATGAAGACGGTAGCTTCGTTGATCGCGATGGTCGCAATTGGAACCTGGGCTTACTTTGGTATCATTGAAACGCAAAACAAAATTTCTACAACGCTAGAGTTAATGGAAAAAGATTTAACTGAAAATACAGAGTTTAGAATCAAATGGCCTCGGGGTCAACTTGGTTCGCTTCCGGCAGATAGCGAACAATTTATGATGATCGAAGACCTATATAAGACTGTAGATAAATTAAGCAAACATATTGAATCTATGGCTTTAAACAAAGTTAATATAGAATTTTTAACAAAACAAATGGATAAAGTTTTAACTGATATTGAATCATTAAAAGACAAAGCTAGAGATATGCATTATAAAAACGGAAACGGGAGTCATCAATGATCGAAGCGGTGATAGGATTATTAATGTTCGTAAACGGAGAAATTAAGGAACACCGTATTCAACCCTCAATGGCAATTTGTTTACGCGGTAAACGTGAAGCGGAGAGAACCTACAGTGAAAGTGTGTCTTATAAATGCTGGAAGGGTAAAGCAAAGACCGAAATATACATGGGTGAAAAATCCATAAAAGCAATAATCCTTGACTAAAAAGAATCCAATAGCTAAATATCTTAAAGATAGACGTTATCGTCAACTTGTGATAAAAAACAAGAAAGCATATAATAGAAAAAAACATGGACAAAAAAGGATTATTACACACAGTTGATGTAGCAGCGCAAGTTGTTAATGGACACTGTCCCATGTGTTCAGAAGAAAGTATATTTGTATCTGTTTATAAAACTATTTATAGATGCACTTCATGCGGAGGAGATATTGAACAAAAAATAAATGGAAAAATTAGTTATATGCCCCATGTTTGTAATACAGATAAAATAACAATTAGACAATTCAATGAGTAGAAAAGGTTCTTTTGGTAAGATAACTAAACCTTTACGCGATAAACCTAGAAAGAGACCTGGTCGCCATAAAAAAAATAGAAATAAACACGAAAAAAGAATGGGAAAATATAGGGGAAAAGGCAAAAAAGGACGTTGACAAATATCCCCTGATATCCTATATTTAGGATATGAAAGATAGAAGTATAAATATAAAAGTTACTAATATTACTCCTAAACAATGGGCTAACTTAGTCATTGAATTAAATTTAATGGCCACTGCATGGAGACCTTTTGGCCCTAAAATTAAATTAAAAACCAATAATTTTGAAAGGATAATTAAATGGGGGAGGAAAAGAAATGAAGATAGTCGATCAACTAGACGAAGCAGCAAGAAATTGGAATCGAACGAAGAATTCGAAATATAAAGAAGAATGGTATAAACTTATAAAGGAGTTTGCAGATGGAACTGATTATTTTACAGGAAGGAATATTAAATCTTGTGCCAGTTTCAAACCAAATGATGGAAAACATAACGTTATTGAAAAAAGTAAATTGTTTCGAAATGTGTGACATATTAACACTACACTTAACAACTTATGTTGAATCCCTTAATGCTCACGTTATGAACGATGAAAGTGGATATCTTCAGGGATGCATATGCAATGATTGATAAGATTTATGTTGTAGATGACATAGTAGATAAAGAAGAACAAGAAAAATTAAAATCTACTTTATTAAGTAGACATTTTCCCTGGTTTTATTTAGATGATATGACTATTTTAGACGGAAAACAACAAAGACCTGGTTTCTCCCATTACTTTGTACTAGATGAAAAAGTTAATAGTAATTTAGTTTGTTTAACAGATAAAATTATTGAAAATTCATGTGATAAAATTAATATTAATTGTCCTCCTCTTGTTTTAGCAAGTAGAGCATTTTTACAATTGCCTTTACATAATAATATTACAAAAGGAGATTTAATTGATACTCCACATGTAGATAGAGAAAGGGAACATACAGTTATTTTGTATTACGTAAAAACAATGGACGGGGATACAATCATTTATACAGATAAAGGAGAAAAGAAAGTGACCCCTCAACAAGGTAGGGCAGTTATTTTTAATGGTAAATTAAAACACACGGCTACACAACCAGTAAAGGGAAGTAGGTGTGTCATAAATATAAATATAGTATGAATATATTAAAACACCCAGACACATTTCTTAGATTAAACTCACAAAAAGTTAATCTTCCATTAACTCCTGAAGATAAAGGACTAATTGAAGCAATGAAAAAAACTATGTATGAAAATCAAGGTGTTGGTTTGGCGGCTATTCAAGTAGGTTATCAAAAACGTATGTGTGTAATGGATACCACTCGTAGTCAATCTAATCCCATTGTAATAATTAATCCAGAAATTGTAGGTTTTTCAGAAGAACATTTAGAACATACAGAAGGTTGTTTATCCGCTCCAGGTAGAAATGGTTATCCACGTCGAAATAAATGGATTAAAATAAAATATATATGCGAACACGAAAAACAAGTTACTAAAACATTTTATAATTTAGCCGCCCAATGTATTCAACATGAAATAGATCACATGAACGGTAAGTTATGTATAGATTACACCCACTCTAAAGAGGGAAATGAGAGTAGGTGATATTGTGGTGAGAAGATTATCCCTTAACACATTTTAGCCACATTGTCAAATGCTGGTTTTTATTTTAGGTTTTGGTTGTGGTAATATAATTTTTTCTTCCTGTGGTTTTTCTTGAAGACAAAAAAATTTAATAATTGTTCCATATTTATTAATTTCTTCTGGACCTACTTCTTTAGCTTTTTTAATTGATTCTTCATATCCGGCAATCATACACTCGTAATGACTACTATATTTAGTAGTCATAGGAAATGGCTCTAAGCACATGTTGTATACACTTGTGCACATAATCATTGATAATATAAATTTCATCTTGACAACTCCCATATCAATCCTATATATTGCTCAGAAATAAATGAAAGGAACATATGACTGATATAACAAAATATAGAAATGTTTCGTTAACGCACGAAACATACAAGACTTTAATCTCGTTGTCCAAAGTTTTATTGCCCGATGCAAAACTATCTATTAGTAAAACGGTAGAGTGCTTAGCAAATGAAAAAGCAAAAAAACTTAACGGTAAGATTAAAAAGGAAAATAAATGATAGCCATCTGCCACAATTGTAAAGGTAATGGCTACATTAAAATAAAGAACGAAGAGGATGAACAAATGTATGTTCATCAATGTTGGAAATGCGATTCGAAAGGTGAAATTAAACATGAAGATAGTGATTCTTATTGGAATTATATTCCTGCTAAGTAATTGTAAACACACTGAATTTAGCTATTTTGATCCGGTGAGTTCAACATTAAAATGGGTTATTACCAATGCTGAGTAAAAGTAGTGTGAGGTATGAATGACACAGTTAACCTTTAGCTGTTTTTTAGAAAAAGTTAAAGACACGTACCCCATTGAAAAAATTTCTGTAAATCATTTTAAATGGTTAGAGAAAGCTAATAATTATTATAAAGATAATCCGCAATCTCCACAAACTAACAAGTGTCCTGGTATTAGTAGTATACTACAAACAGGTTGGATTCAAAGAGCGTATCAAGATATTACTATTACCACTAATGGAGACGGCACGAATTTTGAGTGGCGAACTCCGTATGATCAAAAAAGAGGTAAATTTGGTGAACTTTTAGATGACTATGTTTCTTTTCATGACTACAGTCAATTAGAAAAATTTAGATCTTCTGGAGATCATTGTCTTAATACAGTGATTAAAATACAGTCTCCATGGCACGTATCGGTGCCTAAAAATTATTATTTACTTTCTACAGCCGTGCCTTATAATGACGATAACTCATTTTCAGCAGCGACTGGGTTATTGAAAGGAGACCGGTATTTAAATATTCAATTGTTCTGGCACAAATTAAAAGGAACTCACACGATTAAAGCGGGTACACCTTTGTGTTATTATCTCTTGATTGAAAGAAAGAAAATGAATTACAAAATTAAACTTATAAAGAAAATAAAAGAAACATATTATCATGTTAAGTGAAAGCACAATAGCATACATAGCAGGTCTTTTTGATGGGGAAGGTAGTCTTTACTACAAAAGAGCCATAGAAAAGAAAAAGAAACATAAAGGTCCAGGCCATCGAATATCTAATTCAATGCGTATTAGTATGGAAATTTCAATGACCGATGAATCCGTAATTCGTTACGTACACGAAACATTAAACGTAGGAACCGTTATTAAAAGAAACGTTAAAGGTCAAACAAAATCTGGAGGTAAATTTAAAACACAATGGCGCTGGAGATGTGCATTTAGAGATTGTTATTATGTATGTCGTTTACTCTGGCCCTATGTACAAGTTAAACACCATAAAATAGAACAAGTTATAGATCACTACGCACCAGATTATATATTTGAAGATAAAGTAGTAAGTCTACAACAATACAAGGAGGCAATGAGTCTAGAATGAGTAAAGAAAAAATGCAACAAGTAAGTTACGGAGTGCTCGCGTGGGGACCATGTGTAGTACAGTTAAAAATATCTGAAGATTTTCATAAACTATTAATGGAAGAAGCTAATGCTAGTAGAGTAAAGGAATTAGATTATCGTTCTAAATTAGCAGGAGTTATTAAGGAAGAATATATGTTTCGTAAGAAAGAAACATTTCTTCCGTGGGTATCTCAATGTTTAGGAATCTATGATGAAGCATTCCAAAAACATAAGAATGTTTATTATAAACCAGAAGATAAACCTAATTATTTACTTTCATCTTTATGGGTAAACTTTATGAAGAAAAATGAATTTAATCCACCACATGATCATAGTGATTTTTTATCGTTTGTAATTTTTTTAGATGTACCTGAAGAAATTACCAAAGAACAAGATGCTTACACTGGAAATTCAGGTGGACCCGGATCACTAGGTTTTATTTATGGTGAAGGTAATAGACAATCCATCACTTATCAAACTATTAAACCTAAGACGAGAGATATGTTTATCTTTCCTGCATGGGTAAAACATTATGTAGCGCCATTCTATTCGGATGTAACTAGAATATCAGTGTCCGGTAATGTGGCTAACTCAGTTGATTTAAAAGATGTGGAAAAGTATAACGCAGCAAAGAAACAACATGCAAGACCCAAGGGATAAATTTTTTGCATTAGTGTTCGGAGGATTAACAGCAATGATAATCTTTAGTCTATATATGATGATTTTTGTAATATGAGTAAGAAATCTAAAGGTCGAAAATGGGATGGAAAATCAAGGGTTTCCACTGATTTGTATCGTAAACGATGGGACGAAATTTTTAAAGAAAGAGTAATGGAAGGTAAGGATCCTTTTGTAAAAGAACAAGAAGAATTAAAAGAATCTTATGAACAATCTAAAAGAGCTAAAAAAGAAAGAGAAGCTAACACCACTGACTCATGGGTCAAGGGCTATTGGAAATGGAAAAAAGATAATGAAAAAGAATAATAAATACAACTATATTACTGGTACACAGATCACGGACCATGGCTCACGGATCTATGATATAAATGGTTCTAGACTTCCGAGTGTTACTACGATATTGGGCAAGACCAAAGATCAACAATTTATAAAAGATTGGAAGGCCAAAGTTGGAGAAACAGAAGCAGAGCGAATCAAGAATTTATCTTCTAAGCGAGGGACTAGTATGCACAAGTTCCTGGAGAATCATATCACAGGAGTTGGCTACGATGATCTTACAGGGCTCGGACAAGAGGCGAAAGCCATGGCCAAAAAAATTATTGATGAAGGGTTGCTTCCTGTGGAAGAGTATTATGGCTCAGAAGTTACACTACATTATCCTGGCCTTTATGCTGGGAGCACTGATCTCGTTTGTAATCACAACGGGATGGATACTATCGTAGACTTCAAACAAGCGAATCGTCCTAAAAGAATTGAGTGGATTGATGATTATTTTTTACAAATCGCCGCGTATTGTATGGCACATGATCATGTTTATCAATCAGAAATTAAACAAGGAATTATTATGGTCTGTACTCCTGACCTATATTACCAAGAATTCAAGTTTCAAGACGCTGATTTAAGATCTTGGAAACACAAGTTTCTTAAAAGACTTGACATGTATCACGAACAACAGTTCGGTGAGAAGAAGATAACTAAACCAATGAACCCGGAGGATTTTTTTAATGGAGAATAAACCTAAACCAAAAATTTTTATTGCAATGCCGTGCTATGATACGATGAAGGTAGAGACGTGTGTAAGTATATTAAATACTTATGCGGTGCTATCTAAATCAGGAGTCGAGTGTGTATTTAAATCGGTTAAGTCATCACTGGTGACTCATGCGCGTAATCTATTGACCGCTGGATTCATAGCTTCAGGATATGATTATATGTTATGTGTGGATGCCGATATAGAATTCTCTCATGATGCTTCACTTAGGATGTTAATTCCTGAAAAAGATATTGTTGTGACTCCTTATAGGTTAAAAGAGAATCCAATTAAAACTAGATACCCTGTGGAATTCCCAGATCCTAATAATATTAAAATTTTACCCTTTGATTTAGTAGAATTGAAGTCGGCTCCTGCGGGATTAATGTTAATTCATAAGTCAGTGTTTAAAGTCATGATGGCGAAGTATCCTAATAAAAAGATTAAATTTAATAAGGAACACCAAGATAAGATGGATGCTGAGGTGGGTCATAAGGGAGCTATTGAGAAGTATATGTATAACTTTTGGGATACTGATTTTAAGGATCATACCTGGAAGGGTGAGGATTTGGCCTTCTGTGAGCTCGCTAAGCGTGCCAGTATTAAGATTTACGCGAATCTTAACTCATGGACCACGCACCACGGATCATGGGGCTTTAGAGGCACCTTTGGTGATTCATTAAAGAAGAAGGAGGACAAGTGAGAGAACAAATATATAAAACCTTGATGATGAAGTATCAATATGAGATGGAAGACGCGCTATTAAAAATAGATTATCTTATGACTTCTCCACAACCTGTAATTGTAGAACATACTGATATTACAGGCGAGGTTGACAAATTGTTACATAAAGTTGCCGAAGCCAAGGAGAATATGGCAATATTGAGGCAATATTATGGCACAAATTAGACTGGACATTTTCTATAAGAGATTCTGGAGATAATTTAGTGTTGTTAAAAAAAAACGTGAAAAAAAAGTGTCTTTATGTCCAAAAAGAAAAAAAGATAGCAATACCAATGGTTATAATCGATTTTAGTGGACATTTTAGTGGACATTTTTTTAAAAAAGGACATTATATAATGTCCATAGCTGTGGTGCCTTTCGCGCGCGCGAGACCTGTTAACATTTAGTGATTTATCTGGTAGAACTCTTATATGCCTAAGAAAAGAAGAAAAGCTGTTGCATCATTTGGAACTCCCGACATACCTTATCCTAAAGTCAGAGTGGAGTGGATCGATTGTGTGAGTGACTCTGGCTGGGCTACCGATAGAGAGTTTGATAAGATGAGACTTGCAAGACCAATTAATGAAGGTTGGTTATATTCTAAGGATGATAAGTCTATTAAACTTTTTGCTTCTTTTGATCGGGAAGACGATGGTTCTTTTTCTTTTGGGGATCGAACGATGATTCCACGTCAGTGGGTTCGGAAGATTCAGAAACTTTAGGAGATTCAATTGCTTCACCTTCAACCGTCTTTGCATTTAAAAGCGGTGCGTAGTCGTCTAAAATTTGTTTCATTTTTATTTGTAGCTCCTCTTCTGACATGTCTTCTAATTTACCAGTTTTTATTATTTTTCTGTCTATGTATAATCCTGCTGCCTTTCCTCGATTTGTTTCTGCATTTACAGCGGAAGAGAAAGAGCCCTTTTTTAAGGCCAATTCTTTAATACGAGCTAGTTCAGCTACATGCCCTTCGTAGCTCACTTCAAATTTTTTAAGTCTTTCTTCTTTGAGTTTACCAACATATGCTGCCACAAGTGGAGACAGTCTAGGATTCATGAGTTCTGATCCTTCCTGTCTGGCTCTCTTTTCTGAGTATCCTGCTAATTTAGCTGCCTCTCCCTGAGAGACCGGTCCGTCAGGTCCACCAAATACGATGAACTCTGCGAATCTTTTTTGCATTTCAGTTAATCTTTTTGGAACTCCCATTTTTCCTTCCTATGCTGTATCCAATTATAAAGCTGCAACCCATAACAGATAGTATGGCTAATAGATGCCATATTAAAAAATTCATATTTGACAATTTAAGGTAACTATCCTATATTGTCAATATATGAAAGATAAAAATAATAAAGATGATAGAGGCACATTAGATCTTAGTTTAATCATTGACCAACATAAGCGAGAAATTTGGAAATGGAAGATGAAAGAATCTGAATGGGTTAAAACTGCGAATCAATTGGAAGGCACCAAACGAATAGTTGAAGAGTTAGCTACTAAGAATGTTGATTTAAAAAAAGAGATTGACAGATTAGCAGAAGAGAATAATAACCTGCAAACGATAGATTCTTCACATCAAAAATTAAATGGAGAATTACAATCAAAAATACAAGAAGTTGAAAATGAAATGGCTTTACTAAAAGGGATTGGAAATAACTCTCCTGAAATGCGTGACTTAAAAAGAGATAATAAGTATCTTGCAAAACAAGTTGAAGATTATAGGGACATACTAAAAAAAGCTGGTCTATGAGAGTACAAGACCTACAACAATTCTTAGCCCAATTCACAGAAGGATCGGATGCAATTAAAAATGCTCAGGTCTTTGTAGAAGTAAATGGTAAGCTAGCTGATGTCAGACGTCTTGAAGTGCATGAAAATTCTATTCCCATTGTAGGACACAAAGGTCGTGTTGCGCATAGATTAGTTATTAAAACTCAAAAACCATCGAGTATAATCTTACCTGAAAAGTTACAGAAAGATTATTAAATGGACGACGATGTCACCTCAAAATCCTTATGGGTCCGGAAGCTAAATTATATAAAAAACTTCGTAAATTTTCGAAAGAAATTTCGTGGATTAGAATTGAAAACCTTAGCTCTTTGGGGACTCCTGATCTATTGGGCTACAATAATTCTGGCACCTTTTTCACAGTAGAGTTAAAAGTTACAAAAGGAAATAAAGTTAGATTTTCACCACACCAAATTGCGTTCCATAAGACACATCCTAAGAATACATTTATCTTAGTCGAGGCCCTTGGTCAAAGGTCCTCGAAACTTGTTCAATACTTCTTGATCCCTGGTTCAAGGATCTCGGAGCTTGTAGCTTGTGGCTTGAGGCCTAAGCTTGATGCTTGCTGCTTGACGCTTGATGCTTGTAGCTTGACGCTTCAGAACCTGAACTAGGTTCTGGTTTAGTGTTGCTTGATGCTTGACGCTTGGAGCTTGAAGCTTGGAGGTTGTTCGCTTTATACCAGGCAGCAGTTTGTTCTCTCGCGCGCTTCCTGAGCTCTGCATAATATTTCGGGTGTTTGAATTCCATTAGTGTTTACCGTATGCAACATTCTTAACAGATCTGTCCCAGCATGCACGGCA